TATGAATTTCTTTAAAATCTATGACATTATTAAATTCTCTTAATTTTGGATTAAAAAAGTATTTTAATTTTCTTTTAAATGTTTCTAATACATTTAATAAATTATAAGGTCGTCTAATTTTAACACCAAAATCAAAAGCAAAATATATTAATCTTGGTAATATAAATACTTTTTCTGTACTAATTACTTCTCTTGGTTCAATATAATCAAGAATAATTTGTTTATATTCATCATGATATCCTGATGGTACAATCATTGTTGTTGTCATTGGTATATCATTAATATCTATATTCCAATTTATATTAGCATATTTAACTGTTGTTTCTTCCCACATATTAGGTATAATTGATAAATATACTCTATTATAATCCATTGTATGTCCAGATGGACATATTTCTTTTTCACCCCAAACAGAAGCAGCATCAATATCACTTTTAGCTTTTAAATAACCAATATAATCAAATCGTGTTACATTACGATATTGTGCTTTTAATTGTTCTTTAGCACCATATTTTATTTCACTAATAGTTTCTGGGTTGTTTCCTTTATAAGACGATTTAGGATTTGACACTTTTATATTTTCTTGATTTATCCATTCACCATCTTTACTATTATTTTTAATAAAATTTCCTTTAATTTCACTAATGTCGTTTGGACCAATTGTGCCATCACCAGCTAAAGTATGTAATAAAATAATATCAACTTTTTCATATGATTGTGGTACATTTCTTGATAAACCAAATTCTATCATTGGTCTTTTATATTTGTCATATTTAAATAAATATACATTATTTGTGTCAATTCTATCAAATAAATCTTCAACACGTATCCATTCATAATTATTAACTTGTAAAGAAATAACATCATAATCTGGATTACTTGCATATGAAAACTCATCAGGTAATAATATCATATTATCAACAATATCACTACCACTAAATTCTAATTCTACTTTTCTACCTTGAACTGCTTGTATATAAAATATAAATTCATTATATATATTACCATCACCATCTTCTAATCCTTCTCTAAATTCAAATGTATCATCATCTTTTTCTTTATGTTTTACTTCTATATTAAATTGCTTAGTTATAGTATAAGGAACTTTATCATTAACTAAAAAAGTAAACCATTGTGGTATTTGTAATTGTTCACCCTTATTTACATATTTTACAGTTACTTTAATATCAACAATTGATGCTAAAAACCCCCAAGGTTCATATCCAATATAATTTGCTAATCTATGAACATTTTCATATATATCAGCAGTATCTAAATATGTGTTTTGTGCTAATTTATTAACATAATAAGTATTTAGCTCTGTCATATATGATAATAATTCAATTAACACAGATATGTTTGATCCATGGTAATCATAGTCTTCAAATTTTTTAGATTGAGATAATATTTCTTTAAAATTTCCAAGTAATGTATGAAAATCAATATTTAAATAATTCATGTTTTTATCCTTTTTAATTTAATCTTTTTAATATATAAGTTAATTCTTGTGGTTTGGACGATATCATTTTATTTTTAATATAATAAATTAATCTAACATTATACATATTATCATCTTCCCTTGGATCAACATTTAGACCTGTTATTTCAATTCTATCATCCCATTTATTTATAGCTGCTATAATATATTTTCTTATTAAATCTGCTGTTGTATTGTCTATTGGTTCAAACAATAAACGATATAAACCTAAAGCAAATGATGGTAACATTCTTCTAGTTCCTTGTAATGTTCCTAAAATGTTTTTTAAAGAATTATTAATTGCCTCTAAATCAATATTTCTAACAATATCACCACCACGGCCATGTTGTTCTAAATGAACTCCTGGTTTAACCCTATTCATTTCTATATCAAAATCTGTCCACATAAATATTCTCCTATTTAGTACCATTTATAAGGTAATTTTGTATCCGGGCTTTCTGGATATGGCAAAGGAATTCTTACAGCCACAGATAAACTAGGTATTGGTATAAAAGGATATGGTACTGGTATTAATGAAGGAACAGCTGATAATGCCGGTGTTGCTACCCCACAATTTAATAAAATAAAGGGAGCATCTAATGCTATATGTGTTCCTGCTAATTGATGTTGAAAACCACCAGTAGTTGTTCTCCATGCTAAACCAACCAAATTATCTTTAACAATACCAACTGTTGTAAAATCAGCCCAACCTATTATTGTATGTCTTGTCAAATAAACAGTTAATAATTCATTCATCATTACTGTTGTTAATCTGTTCATTGTTGTATGTCTAATTTCATTCATATGAACAAATGATTTATAATGCATAAAAATTTCTCTATCAAATATTGTCATATATTTATGAATTGCCGGTAAATAATTCTTTTCTTTTTCTAATAACCAAACAACTTTACAATTATTAAATTCAACACTTAATTTTCTATTTCTTGCAACTCTTGTATATAAATTTTTACTAACACATACATTGTGGTGTCCTAACACTTTTATACTACTATTTTGACGTATCCATAAATTAGAATGACCATGTATTACCTCACCTTTATCTTTTAATACTTCTAAATCCTGATTTTGACCAACCCTTAATGATTGATTTCCATCAACACTCATTATTTCATCTTTCCATACAAACTTCTTTTTAGTTTTACCAACTATTTCAATCCAATCTGTTTTGTTTTTTAATGTTACATTTCCTTCTTCTGATATTTCAAAAAACGTATTGGACGGATGATATAAATGAATACGTCGTTTACAATCACTATTATCTATTTCAAATAAATGTCCTTGATGTGTGGCCATTACAGTATTATGAGGGTAATCCGCATCATAAAATGGTTCTGGTTCATTCCAAGGTATTCCTGGTAAACCAATCACCATTGTTGATATTATTGAACTAGGTATAATAAATGGTGATATTAAAGGCATTGTTGGCATTGGGGGTGTTATGGGTTGACCCTCTCCTTTCCAACTACCATAATCACTCGGACAAGGTGCTTTACCACCAGCACAAATAGCTCTTGGTATACAAGGAGGTGGAAAATTTAATATTTTAATTGAAGACGGATAACCAAAAGATGGACCAGCTATTGCATCACATATTTGTAATGTGACAGATGCTGCTATTTTTGTGGCTGTCATTATTAATAAATGTCTATTAATTTTTCTCCATTCAATACATGTTTCTTTACTATCTTCTCTTGCTAATCTATGAAAATCTGGTTCTTCTAATCTTTCATCTTTTGGATAATTATCACATGGATCAGTAAATCCCAATATGACATTTTCTCTTTTTTCTGGTATAGCAGGAACACTTGCAAAATATCTTGGTTGCATAATATTACCATTTTCAAAAAATAATAATACATGACTGCCCAAAATAGGAACAGTAGAAACACCATACCCATTAACAGAACCTTGAAATATTCCATTAACTGGTTGAGCCCATGGTAATTCTTCTATTGGAATACCATGAGTTGGTGTTTTTGGTTCTTTTACTTGAGTATGTATTCCCCATATTCTTACTTTTATTCTACCAGCAAATAATGGATCATATCTACACTCAACAACACCACGATAAATACCAAATAATTTATCTGATTGTGGTTGTAAATCCTGCAATTTGTTTTTCATATTTTCACCTTTTATAGATTTTTCTTAACAGCATTTTCTAAAGTTGAGTTAAATGAGTCATAATATCCATTCTTTATACATACTAATTTTTGTGTATAACATTGTGTATTTTTTGGTTGAAATGAATGTGTTATAGATTTAATCAAATATTTTCCTTTTAAGTTTCTATTGTATAATTCTTTTTGTTTATCAAAAGAAGGCCATTCTACTTCAATCATTGCACCAGCATATCTATTTTCGTGTCCAGCAACGGTAATTATTAACATTTGTTGTATATTATATCTTTTAATAATATCATATGCTTGATAATTTTTAATTATATCTTCATCATCTTCACCTGTATTAATAAAATCAGCTTCAGGATCGGATATATCATGAAATAATGTTTTATTACCTAATACTGTGACATATTTTTCTATAAAATCTTTATAAAATATAAAACTATTTCCTGGTGTTTCACCAAGAACAGGGGCTAATGGTTCATGTGAATCTATCAATTTTTTTCTCTCAAAATCATATCCAAAACAAAAATTGCCTTGTAAATGTTTTCTTGCATGTTCATCTATTGATGTTATTTCCCATGATTTTATTTTACTAACTCTTGTTATATTACTATCAAAAAATCTATATATACCATCATCATTTGGTTCAATTATTAATAAATCACCTTGTTTTAATAATTCTTCAATTGAAACAAAATGTCTTGTAAATTTTCTCATTTGTGTGTTTGTATAAAATAAATAACCACAATCATCACCTGCAGATGCTCTTTGCATTAACCATTTTATACTTGTTGCCGCATCCCATCTTGGCATATACCATAATTCATAAAATTGGTCTGTTGGTATCATTACATCTATAGGTGTTTCTAACATTTCCATACATATATGTTCAACAATTTCATGAATATATTTTTCTTTAAATGAACGGCTCCATTTATGTCTTGTCATTTTTAAAAATAAATCATCAACCAATATAAATGTTAATACATTAGATGTTCCTGTATATGTTCCAAATGCATTTTCAGATTTTTCAATTTTAAATATTTTAAATTCTAATTCTATACCAGATGATGGCTCATCTATAGCATATAAAACTTTTAAACTATCATTTTCGGAACCAGTAAAAGGACCAAATTCAAAATAACCATCTCTGTCTAATAATATTAATTTACCAGTCATACAAAAAGAATATATATCTTCAATAAAATAAAATTCAAAAATATCGGTTAATTGAATGTCATATTGTATTCCGTTTAATACAATTCCTATAGAAATTATTCTAGCGTCTTTTTCTTGAAAGTCCATATTATAAATCCGATGTTTTTTCTAATTGTTTAAATAAAGTATATAAATGTCTATTATTCATAATAAATAATTGATCACCATTATTTATTTCTTCAAATGGATTTTTTATACTATTTGAAAGACAAACAACCCACCATAAATTTGGTGTATTATAAAAATTATTTGAAATATTATCAAACCAATCTACATATTCACATTCATATGGTTCTGAATCAAACAAAATACTATTTCTATCAATATCTTCTCTATTTATTTCAAAAAATCTAAATAAATTTAAAAATTTTTCATTTTTAATCCTGTCATACATTAATGGATATAAATTTATTTGTGATGTGGAACCTATACGAATTCCTGTCTCATCATAAAATTTTTTATTTAATTTTTCAATATTCTCATATGGAAATTTTTGTTTAAATTTTGACATTATTATTCTCCTAAAATGGGAAAACGTTTTTAAATAACGGATCAATTTCTTTAAATGATAACATAACATCAGCCCTTCCTGGTAAAGATTTACCACCAC